GTACCTGTTGGTGTACTGGCTGGTGTACCTGTTGGTGTACTGGCTGGTGTACCTGTTGGTGTACTGGCTGGTGTACCTGTTGGTGTACTGGCTGGTGTACCTGTTGGTGTACTGGCTGGTGTACCTGCCGGTGTATTGGGTGGTGTACCTGTTGGTGTACTGGCTGGTGTACCTGCCGGTGTCGAGGAAGCAAGCGGCGAAGGTTCCGGTGGGGCCTCGCAAGATCCAGTCCCAAGATCACATCCTCCCTGGCCTTCTCGTGCTACCATACTGGAAACTATGTCCTCTACTGGTGTAAATACATCTGCACATTGGGCGCAGACACAGCACGATGCCGGGGATGTTGCTACACCTCCAACCGAACACGGTGCGCCACTAGCGCAGAACAATTCAGTACCACAATTTTTTTGTTGAACATCAGCATACGATAGCGTTATACTTCCAGTACCACATGCGCTGGGATCTGCTGCAGAATTAGCATCACCAATAACATAAACATCTGCATAATCACCAGCCCCAAAGCAATCGTAGCATCCTTTCCAAACTGCTTTAACAGTTGCAGGATTGGTGCATTCTTCGTCTGCACAAGCACATTGGTAATCGATCTCTAATCTGCAGCCTGAACCACCCGCACCCAACATGGCCGGTGGATTAGAAGCAGTATCTGCGCTGAGTATGGTTTCATCTATTGGGTTTTTAAGGGAACGATTTGTTCCAAAGTCTTGTTTCAACCCAATATAGATGGTATCGTCTTCACCTAAAGCGTGAGAGCCTTTTGCCCAAAATGATAAGGTTGCAGTTTTACCGGAAAGTGTATTAACTCCCGGTATTTTTTGGTGAACATTGAAATATGTGGATGTATCGGGGTCAATACTTGCATGGCCTTGCATTTCCATGTAATACTTGCTACCGCTGTTCCCAATCACAGAAGAACTTATTGGGTTCATTTCAACCTGGCGAACACCGGAAATTACATCAGATGCGTTTCCAAATGCCGCTTCTTTAACCCATCTATCAGCAGTATAGCGAGTGCAGCAGGACAAAAACTCTTTACCTCGCTGCCAAACAGAGAAATTGCCGTTAACGATATGATTCTTAATCTTTCTATCAAAAACTGCATCGCAGCAAGAACCTTCTATATCCGCTGAAGTAAATGAAACTGATCTGATTAAGAATCTAACTGCGGTATATTTCTGATTGTGATCAAAGTCATCAGAAAAAGATGAACCCAAAGCAATATCTTCTCCGGGTTGCTGTAGTGCTAGACTTTCGTGTATTCCGATACTGTCGTTCAGTATATCAATACCAAATACGGTTTTGTTTTCCATATTCGGTACTCTAAACCTACCGTTATCGTTTCCGAATGTGTATCCAATTACATCGAATAGTTCAGGAAACTCTCCGGTAACATACGAATTGCCATTACACAGTAGCCAGCCAGCAATTTCATCAGCAGGCACTACTCCTTGTCTTCTAGCATACGGTTTAATAGTTCCTACCGGGACTATACTAGAAGTGTTCACTACACAATCTGCATCGTATGTGTATCCGATGTAATTGGTTACTACGCCTATGTTTTGGGTTTTAGCAATCAGAACTGTCTTGATTACAGAAGAAATCCCACCGGGGGGTACTAGTGTAATTCCGCCAGAAACAGAAGCAGACAGAAAGTAAACTTCACCAGGCACTAAATTCTGTGTATTGATTGCAACTTCACCGCCAAGCACAACATCGTAGTAAAAGATGTCTTCGTTGCCTTCGCACTCCGTGGGGTACTGTCTTTCTACAACCCCTAGTGCTTCTGCTTGACTTATTTGTGTTGCGTTTGCCGGAACCCATCGTTCAATGGTATTGTCCCACTTAACTACATCGCCATCAGATACAATGTAATCATTACACGACAGTCCGCGAATACGGATACTTTTTCCGTCCGCGTTGTTGTAAAAATTTGCAATTGCGCTTTTACTCATGTCGTGACTCGTATCATTGCTCTAAACTGGCAGTTTTCCATTCTAGTTGTTTGTCTAAGTACTGCAATTCTTCAGGTCGATAGATATCACAGTCGCACTCGTATCCAAACGATAACAATGTATTACTGTTGTCTGCTTGCACATCTGCTTCAACAGTAAATCCTCTTTGAGTTACTGTTGAATCGATGATATCTATGTTAGCCAAACCTGAAGTGCTTGGATTCAATGCGGATATAATGGTTCGTGGAGCATCACATATCTTTTGTTTCTTGAGTTCAACCTGATACTCAAGGAAAGACTCTCCACCCACTACGAAATAGTCTCCCGTGCCAGCGCAAGAATTAGTTTCAAAGAATGCTTGGCAGGATTCTACTTCTTCTATTCTATCAGGAGGCACAAATGCCGTAAAGGTGCTTCCAGTTTCTAACTGAAACTGTGCCAAATTTAGTGTTCCTTTATGCGAGAATGAGATGGGAAAGTTAGATACGCACGGTTCACAAACGGCATTTTCTGAGCAAGGAATTGTTCCAAAAGATTCGCCTAGTCTATTTCTAGGAGGAACTTCTACTTCACTAAGAGTTTGGCAATAACCGTTACTCAAATGTGTCCACAACTGTAGTGCCATATAATCGGTTCCACTATTTCCAATGTATCTGTCACTTACATCAGGTACATTGAATACCACTTGGTATTGTTGCCACGAAGTTGTTACTTCAATGGCAGCAAATGCAGAGCATCTGTCTTCGCTTATTCCACATTGAGTGTCTTCAAACTGACTAAAGTAATCAACCGCATCGTATGATATGAACTGACCGCCTAATTCTGTACACTCGTGTACTGTTTGATTTTCTGCTCGTGCATGGGTTACAAAGAAACTACTAGTACCTCCAATTAGTTGTGAACCTATTTCAACCGAACAACAAATTCCAAGCACTCCAGTTGGATCATAGTTTTTAGGAACAGACATGTCCGTATAGCATGAACCACCCCCGCGTCTTCCTCTGAAAGAAATTGGGTAGTCGGTCAGAACAGTACTACATCTACATGCAAGAGGATTTGTTTGAGCAATATTGGTTGCATGATTTACTGCTATGGTTGTAACCGATGAAGGAAATTGTGATAGAGTTCCAGCCTCAAACTGTTTAACTTGTTCGTATAGAGCCTTAGATATTGAAATCGTATCAGTTGTAAACGAGAAGGATGCTCCTGCTTGTACTGCAAAGTCTCCTACCCCTTCCATTGTCGGTGTGCAGGTATTAACTTGTTGCGAAGCATAGATTGAGACACCTGAGTATGTAATGGTATGTACATGCGGTACACATGTTTCGCATGTTGGATTTTCTTTACAAACCATAGTGATGGTTATGGGCAAAGACACAGCACTTTCAGTAGTTTCAACTACTGGAGTGTCATTTAGCGTAATAGATTTTGCCTTTGCAGATTTGCCTTCTATTTTTGAAGTGTCTACTGTATTGTTGAAAACGAATACATTTTGTCCTAGAGTTTGATCGTAAATGTCAGTACGCCGAGACACCGGAATCTCATACTTGTCGGGTGATGGAAACGCTGAAATTGTAGAAATGAACTTTAAGGATTCTATTTGTTGTGATGTGGGAACTGCTAAAAACTTGTCTGAAATAGAATTTGTTCCGCCTTTAGAAGAGGCATCTGCTATAAAGTACTTTGTATACGGCTCAGATGGAGTAAAACTTTCTCCTTGATAGAACAACGGATTGAATACCAATTGCTTTTGAATGTCTCCTGCAGGCCATCGATGCCCGATAATTCTTTCGTAATCACCAAACTGCGAGTTATCAAGGAATCCTGAAAATGCAAGGGTTTCGTCCCTGCTATCTCCTGATGCGGATACAAGTGAAGTAGTCTGAACCAACGAAGAATACTGGCTATCTCTGTAAGAAATTGCTGAAACTGGATAGGGAGTATCGTATCCAAAATGCTGTTTAAGGTTTACATAAACTGTTCCGGGAGTGTTTGATCTGGCCCAAAACGATAAGCAAACTATTTTATCTGATAAGGTACGCACATCAGAAATACGATTTTCCAAAACACAGTATTCCAAAGAAGTATCTTCTCCGGGTCCGCTAATAAACGACTGGTATTCCATGTAGTGAGTCGGATACTGGTTTTGTAAAGACTCAGGAATTGATGTGTCTATTGTTGCAAATGATTTGCGATTGCATTTGCCAATGTATTTGGAAGGCGATTCTTCTGATCCGTAACCTTCTGGGCAAAAACCAACCTTTCTGAACCATCTGTCTGCGGTATACCGATTAAGATCAGCGATGTGATCAAACTCTACTTTACTTGGGTCTGTATCAAACTGTACTCCTCTTTGCCAAACATTAAACGATCCATTTGGAATCCAGTTGCGTATAGCACCACCAGCACCACGACACGATTCGATATTGACATACTTTGCTATAGCCTTTGCACGGATATAGAAATTACAATGGTACGATGCTTGTCTATTTTTGTTTACGCTAGTTTCTGCGTATCCGTTTCCTTCGTCAATTACTCCTTCTTCGCTAGGATCTATTACAATATCGTCGTTTCCACCGTATGCAGTTTGCTGTTCCGCGCCAACATTTCTTCCAATTAGTATTCTACCCTCTAATTCAGGAGGAATAGGTGGAGTTGGAGTTGGAGTTGGGGTTGGACTGTTTGATACCGCCGGTCGGGTGGGTGTCGGTGTCTGTGTAGGTGTCTTTGTAGGTGTCTGTGTAGGAGTTTCCGCCGGAGTACCACCTGGCGTCTGCGAAGGCGTCTGCGTGGGTGTGTTTGTAGGCGTCTGTGTAGGCGTCTGCGTAGGTGTCTTTGTAGGCGTCTGTGTAGGCGTCTGTGTGGGAGTATCACTCGGAGTTGGAGTATCCGGTGGAGTATCAGTTGGTGGTGGAGTATCAGTTGGCGGTGGAGTTTCTGTTGGCGGTGGAGTATCAGTTGGCGGTGGCGGTGGAGTTGGAGTACCTGTTGGCGGTGGAGTTGGAGTCGTAGTTGGTTGAACTCCCTGTTGGCATCCCCATCGGGTATCATCTCCGGGTGCCGGGCACATACAGCACGCGCAGAGATCGTCTGCAACATCTGCTGCATCGGTAATGGGGCCGCAGGTTCCCTGACACCCGCACGCGCCGCATTGAGTCGCTGTTTGTTCGTGTATTCCGGCTGCAAAGGCTCCCATGCAAAATGCGTTTGGACGGGAACTAACCTCGCCTTCGGGGACACATCCCTGTATACTGGTAACGGCACATAATCCCGAAAGTCCGCCTGGCGGACTGCTTTCGCTAATGTCTTCACAAGGATATGTACCTTCCTCCGGTATACAGTTTGCAGTTACCCAACCGTATCGAACTCCACCACATCGTTCAGGAGGAAGTTGGGTTTGAAACGCTGGGCATCCCAGCGCGGCCGTCGGACAGGGGGGTACAGAACCAACGCAAACTGTAACTCCTAATTCTACTTTAACTGCATTACAGCAACTTATGCTACTCGCGCTTACACCGCACAAATCAGCACCACCCGCTTGTGGTGGACAAGTTCCGCATTGGCCTGGCTGGCATACCTTATACCATCTAATAGCAGTATATTCCACGCAGTCGGAGTCACACCCTGCCAGTAAACTTGAAGAGGCTGGCTTAGTACTTGGCTGAGTATTCCACATATCAGGAACTCTAAATCTACCAGCCGTAGATGGAGTTCCGTATGCGTTACCGATTACGCTGTACAGTTCAGGATAGGTGTCTATCAAATACTCAGAACCATCACACAGCAGCCATCCTTCTAGATCTTGTGGAGTTTTTTCACCACCACACACATAATCTATAGTTCCAACTGGAATAAGGTTCTGAATAAAAGCAACACATCCGTTTGTGTCTTCCACATAACCTCTGTAATTAACAACCAACGAATTTACGAATCCGTCACCAGTTGAATTCAAGGTAACTATCAATGGCTTTCTAACCATTGGATCACTTACATTAATTACAGGAGGTGTTGCAGAAAGCACTCCCGGAGTATCACTCAGGAAGTACACAGTATTTTCTTGAACTGTTCCTGCAGGATCTGTAACAACCAACGAATCTGGCAGCAAAAGGCTGCCACGATAAACCACATCAAACTTGTAATTGTCGATTACTTCAACTACACCCAAAGCATCTGATGAGCCTGTCAGATTAAAGTAATACCAGTCAGATTTGCGCCAATCTGAAACAGTACCGTCAAAGTACACCACATCCCCGGTAGAGAATCCGTGTCCTGCGCGCCTATAATTTCCCCGCGACCGAAGAGAGTCGGGAGCAAACCCCTTTGAAATTTCAAATGCGCTTTTATCCGCCATTAGGATACCTCTTCCCATCTGCACGCGGGAGACTGACAATACGGATCATTTGGACACGGACTTTCATATAGATCTACATCAATTTCGTACTCTAAATATGCAGCACACATTCCAAGAGTAGTGCCTGGATTTGGTGATGTACTTAGTGTTGTGCTTAAGTACAGCAAAGCACTTTCTGTGCTGTAGCAATCAACTCCGGCACTATTTAGGGTGCAATTACCGATTCCAAATTGTTTATAGTGACCTTGTATATTCACACAAGGCGCCTTTAACTTTCGTTTGGGAACCATGAAGTTTATGGAATCGTAGAAGTTTCTTGTAGTATTTTGTTTTGTTAAGCCACCTATTGATAGGTTTTTATCGCGTTCATAGTATCTTTGACACTTTTTAAGTTCATCTAAGTAATCCGTTTCTTCAAACGGAGCAGCGTTCTGCCCACGAATAAGTTGAACACCGGTTATATGAAGAACTCCTTCGTAGTTAAAATTGTTAGCAAAAATAAGTGGCAAACAACAATACTGCACACACTCATAATCCTTAAATTCTGATGGTGATGGAGTTGGGGTTGCCGTGTTACTTGGTGTCTGTGCCGGTGTCCCTGTTGGTGTTGGGGTTGGTGTCTTTGTTGGTGTCTGTGTAGGCGTCTGTGTAGGTGTACTAGCCGGTGTACCATCTGGCGTCTGTGTAGGCGTCTGTGTAGGCGTCTGTGTAGGCGTCTGTGTAGGCGTCTGTGTGGGTGTTTGTGTGGGTGTTTGTGTGGGTGTTTGTGTCTGTGTTGGCGTCTGTGTTGGCGTCTGTGTGGGTGTTTCCGCCGGTGTACCACCCGGTGTGCTGGTTGGTGTACTGGCTGGTGTACTGGCTGGTGTACCTGTTGGTGTGCTGGCTGGTGTGCCGGCTGGTGTGCCTGCCGGTGTGCCGGCGGGTGTGCTGGCTGGTGTGCCGGCGGGTGTGCCGGCGGGTGTGCTGGCTGGTGTGCCGGCGGGTGTGCCGGCGGGTGTGCTGGCTGGTGTGCCGGCGGGTGTGCTGGCTGGTGTGCTGGCTGGTGTACCTGCCGGTGTCGAGGAAGCAAGCGGCGATGGCTCCGGTGGAGTCGAGCAAACTCCACTCCCGCAGTAATCGCCTCTTTCTAGTATATCACCCACGACTTCCTGTGCGCGCGCGTCTGTAAATACATCTGCACATGCGACGCAAACGCAGCACCCCTCCTCACTAACTGCTATGCCGTCCATTGAACACGGTGTGACACCATCGGGGCAAATCTTCGCCGAACCGCAATTTTCTAATTGAATTGTCTCAAACGAGAAACTTGCACTCCCACTAGTACACGCACCTTCAGGATCTACACTAGGTCCAGGCTCACCAATGATGTAGCGGTCGCCTGCAGCCTGACCGAGGAGACAGTCCCAACATCCTGTCCAGTACGCCTTGGTGATTACGGGAATAGCACACACCGCATCGCTACAGAAGCATGAATATTCAACTTCCAACTGACAGTTTCCAACCAACAGGGCAGGAGGAAACAGAGTTTCAGTTTCTGTTCCTGTAACTGGTTGTTCTGTTTGGTATACATTTGGATTGGGTGTTCCTGTGCAGTTTCCTGCAAAATACATGGTCCAGAATTGTACACCAATAAAACTATTGGATCCAATGTATCCGTCTGCAGGTTTGGTTTCCTGTACATCAGGAATATCAAATACCACTTCATACCTGGTCCAGTTTGCACTTTGTCCGTATAGATTAATTTCTACTGGAGTAGAATACGCATCGTCTAAAATGCCTCGTGTGCCGGCAAAATGTTGACGCATAGTAACGTATACTGATCCGGGTTGTGTTCCACGAGCCCAAAAACTTAAAGTAGCACGGGTATCACTCAGAGTTCTTGCGTCTTCTATACGATTTTCTAGGTAATGGTAAGATTGATTTGATCCTGTGATAAGTGTAGACGATACTTGATACGAAGTTTCTTCTGCAGAGGAACGAGTCGCAGTCAGTAAAGTTCCTTGAACCTGAGCGTATGATGTGATGTTATCCGGTAGTTCTATACTCCGAGCATCTTCTGTTATTTGTTCTCCGTCTTCAAGAGGAACGATCATTGCTCCGGGATTATAACTTGTATGTTTTACCCCTCGTTTTAGAGCATGGTATGTTCCTGTTAGAGCAGAGGAATCCAATGGAGGAGATATACTGTAGTCTTCAAACCAACGATCTGCAGTATACTGTGGCTGAGCATCAAACGTTTGCTGTGTAAATTCCTCACCTCTTTGCCAAACTAAGAATGCCCCGTTTGTTATTACATTTTCATTGCTTCCAACCGGAGATAAATCTGTGCAACAATCGTTGATAAACGATCCGCAATCTACTGTGTTTGTCTTGATTGCAAACACTAAGTTTACAGAACTTGCACGAGTATCTACAGTTGCTGAATATCCAGTTCCGCTCTGTATATCACTTCCCGGTTCTAGTTCAACCTCGTTTGATCCTGAGTAATCTCCCAAATCAGACTGGATGGTTCCTCCTCGACCGCTCATAACTGCAATGGGATCTGCTCCTCTGACTGTTCTGTTTCTGAGGTTGGGAATAAAAAATTGAGTGTCTATTCCTGAGGCGTAAGGCGCTCTAACTTTTACAACCAAAGGAACCCCGACTTGATACGGAGAACTCATTCCAGACATTAGTACATCACGGTCAATTACTACTCTTAGTCTATTTCTATCAACTATTCCGTCAATAATTGCAGATACTTCTGCGATAGATCCAACTGTTTCTTCTAATCTTAGATTCAACGGTTGCTGTACAACTGCTGCACTAACATCAATGTCTTCATCAGAAAAATCAAGAATACAATACCCGTCTACTGCAGTAAATTGATCTGCTTGTGGTGGATTGACTTCTAAGGTTAATGTGGCATGAACACGAACATTTCCTCCAATTGCATCTGCCAACTGAGGATATTGAGCGGTTGTACACAGTCTTCCATCGGCGGGAATCCAAGAGTCTGGTAGGTTGGTTTTTAAGAATGCGCCGATTGCTCCAACCTTTTGAATGTCGTGTATATCAACCCATTCGTCCGGAAAACTCTCAAGTTTTGAACCAATATAGTTTACAACAACGGCTCGTTTGTGATCCAATGCTATAAGCATTGGTTTCACAACCGCAGATACCATTTTTCCACCGTATTCGAGTGGACTTTTGCAAACAAGTTTTCCTTCTTCGCCAGCAAATGGACTTAGATAGTAAACTCCACCGGGCGTATACTGAACAGGTGCTGATTCTGTTCCTGTAAGTAAAGCGTGTTGAGAATAGTTAATGTCTTCTTCATCAGGAATGGTTATCTCACCGCGATACACAACACTAAAGTAGTGTCGAGGATTGTTGCATTGCTGCGAAGTTTTAGTATTTGGGTCAAATGCAGACGATGGTAGTGCGCGTCTGGCATATTCTACGCTAGATGCATTGTTATTTACTCCCCGGTATCCACTATGACTAACAATGCCAAGTCCTTCTGCAGTTTCCGCTAGATTTGCAGATGCCAAAACCCACATGGAACTAGCGCCATCCCAACGTACAACATCACCAAACTGAAAGGTATGGTTTTCTTGATAAATCTTGGTGCTTCGGTATGCTCTACCGTCCCAATATGATCTGTGAAAAGCACTTAATCCCATTGTAGAAACCTCACCCTATCTATCTTACCAAGTAGATAGTGCTACTCGTTTCCAACTGTTTGTTCCAATACAGATGTAAATGTAGTTACTGTCTGCTCTGATTTGTCCTGCAACTCCAGCACTTGTGGTGTTGGGGGGAACTGCAGTAGCAGGCAATCTCAACGCAGAGTTTTCCCACATGCTTGTTGTGGCATTCCAATGCAGCACTTGTCTGTCTGTGACTTGATCTGCCCCTGTAACGGGAGCATCAACATCGCGGAGATCGTCAATGCGAAGTACTGGATTCTCTTGGAAGTAGTCTCCGTTTACCACACCTTCGTAGTTGGTGACAAGCAACTGAGAAGAGTTGACGGCGAGAGCAACTGGTTTGCGAATGTATCCCACATCAAGCGGTTCGCAGTCTACTAGAGTTCCACCTGTGATTGGATTCAAGAAATACACCGATCCTGGCGTGATTGACGCAAGACCGCACATACCCGATTCCCAATCAATCAGATTTCCAACAGCAACTAGCCAACCTTCAGATGCAGCGTCACCACCACCAATATCGCAGTCGTTTCCGCCGCCTGTGACTTGCTGCACTACTATTCCTAGTACTTCTGCGTTGTCGCGGTTGTCTGCTCGTGCCAGGAACAATGCTCCTGTAGAATTTAGACCAACCACATCACCCACTTCAAAATCTGTGTACACAGCAGCGCCTGTAACAGGAACAAAGATCCTGTCTTGTTGGGTATGGTCGATGACACCAAACTCAGTAGTAACCACTACGCTATTTGGTTTGCTTCCTCCTTCAGAACTAAACTGTGGAGAGCATTCGATGTTGTGGATGTAGATACCACCACACGGCAACAAACTCAGCGTTGGAACGTGCCCATTGGTTCCTGTTACTCCGCTTGGAACAAATGCAAAGTGCAACAATCCGTTGTCCGATGCAGTTAGGCAATTGTTTCCAGTAATCAGCGTGTAATCAAGATACTGGTGTACATTCCAATAGTTGTGAGAACCTGTTGAGTTGTCTGCGTAGTTTGTTGTTCCGTTTGCTATGTTGAACGGACTCAACACATGATATCGAGTATCAATGGCAAGATTCTGATTCAAAGTCCAGGCGTCATTACTGTTTGCCCAGAGTATAGACTTGTTTCCTTGAGTGGAGTTTAGGATGATACCCCCACCGTTTACATCAGCATCTGTGCCTGCTTGACCTGCGATGGCACTAATAGTAAACCGCACTCCGCTTCTACTTGTGTACGCAACTTGTCCAACTTCAAACGGCACATCGTTGTATACACGAACCTTTATGGTAGCAGTACCACCCGTGATGTTGCTAATCGACAAAATTGTGGCGCGAGAGAATTCTGTTCCTGTTAGTTCAGGAACCTGTTCCGTGCCTAGGTTGTCGTTGTGTATTAGATTTCCACCACCGTCTACATCGGTAGGATTGTATCCTGGACCTCTGTTAAGATAGTCTCCAGTTACTAGCGAATACGGATCGTCTGTATACGAGTCAACTGGATCGGGTAGAGGTTCTGTTCTTGCATATGTGTTGTACACCGTATGCTCTTGGATAACCAATTCCCCGGTTAGTCCAGTATATGTGTTGCCTGGATCGGTTGCATCTGTTTCAGAACCGCTTTCGTAGTAGTATGAGTCTCCGTCAGGATCGTGACTCATTCCTGTTATCAGTTGTGCTGCTGTGCCGCTGACAAGTACAACCGTAAACTCAAGGAAAGGATTTGCACCCAACTCAATTGCCTTATCGTCAATTGTAAGTTTGGTTGCATTGATCTCCATTGCAGGAGAATCGAATGCTATTTTTCCAGTAAATCGGTGATCACCTGCAACAATAAACGGTAGAAGATTCTCTGCCTTTACCTTGAAGATATTTGCAGGAGTGTTGTTGGGATCGATGCCTCTGCGAGATCCAATTCCACCATCGTCTACAAATCTTTCAAACACAAACAAGTCATTTTCTTTGACTTGGTTTCTAGATTTTCTATCTTCAAATGGATTGAATTCTCCTGTAACTTCTACTTCAGGCAGACCAAAGATGTCTAGCACAATCTTACCGGAGGCACACTCTTGTGGTAGTCCGTTCAGCGGAGATGTTGGTGGGAAAACACGAAGACCAGGACCTACATCTGCTTCTAGATACAGAACTCCGTTACTTACAGGTACAACTTCTTTGAGGCCACCTAACGCCTTAACATCGTAGATGCGAAGCGGATCGAGTGCTGAAATAATGTTGTTCGTGGTGGTATACCACTCGTAGAAAGTATCACCCAAAGACAGAGGAGCCAGTGGAGTTTCCCACGGTCTTTCGTGAGGAACACATTCTTCATCGGTGGTGCATTCAAACCCAGGCAATGCGCCAAGAATAACGATCTTACCACCACGAATTTCGTTGTCACCTTGTGTGTATTGGCGATAGTACAGAACATCTGGCGCACAAGCGGGAATTCTGAAAGCAAGATTGGGACATGGCCTGGGTTCACCATCACAAGTTCCATCTCCGTCACATGGGTTACTCAGACATGTTCCAACAAGATCCAAGTAGTCATTGTATGAACCGCTCTCTGCAGGAGAGCCTAGTTCTACTGAACCATTTCTATAGATGATGTTTCCGTTAGTTTCTGCTGTGCCTGTAACCGTGTACAAAACAGAATCTATGTCACCTGTGGCACTTGTTGTTATACAAATTGGATGATCTGTATTAGAAGAGTCTTGCTGTCTGAAAACAATCCATTGCCCTCGGAAAGCGTATAATGTCGGAGCAAATCCACAGTTATTGTTGGAATAGTTTGCAGGATCGTAAAAGTTTGATCCTGTTAGTGATGCTGGCCAGCGCAGATAGAAAGAGTCTTCCAGTTGGGTGCCAGAAGATGCAACATCTTTACGAACAAATACATCTACCACATACCCTTCACTAGATGTTCCAGTAGTCTGCGAATCCGGGGCAATGTTATCTAGAGTTCCTGCTACTCCTGTTAGTCCCGATCCAACATCACAAATGCATAGAGACAACTCTACCGGAGTTGGACTTGGTGTGGGTTGGGGTGGAAATGGAGGATCGCATCCCGTTAGACTTGTATTTGGTTCGCAAGTAGACATTGATTACTCTATTCCTATCGTTGGTTACGGTGTAGGTGTTGGCGTAGGTGTTGGCGTTGGTGTTACTGTTTGTGTTGGTGTATATGTAGGCGTCTGTGTGGGTGTTTCCGCCGGTGTACCATCTGGCGTCTGTGTGGGTGTTTGTGTTACTGTTTGTGTTGGTGTATATGTTGGCGTTGGTGTCTGTGTTGTGGGTGTATCTGTTGGCGTTGGTGTTACTGTTTGTGTTGGTGTTACTGTTTGTGTTGGTGTATATGTTGGCGTTGGTGTCTGTGTTGTGGGTGTATCTGTTGGCGTTGGTGTTACTGTTTGTGTTGGTGTATATGTGGGTGTATATGTTGGCGTTGGTGTATATGTTGGCGTTGGTGTTACTGTTCGTGTTGGTGTTGGTGTTGGTGTATATGTTGGCGTTGGTGTCTGTGTTGTGGGTGTATCTGTTGGTGTTGGTGTTACTGTTCGTGTTGGTGTATATGTGGGTGTATATGTGGGTGTATATGTTGGTGTTGGTGTTACTGTTCGTGTTGGTGTTGGTTGGAACTCTGGGAATCTTGATGGTGTTGGTGTTGGTGTTACTGTTTTTGTTGGTGTTACTGTTGGTGTTGGTGTTCTAGTTGCAGTTGGTGTTGGTGTTGGTGTCGCCGAGCATATCGGATAGCAATTTATCAAGTTTGCAACTTTTGCTTCCAATGCTGCAATTTTTCCCGACAGTATACCGATAGTATCGGATGCTAATCTAGCAGCGGCCTTTGCGCTTCTCTTATCATTTGCTGCCTGAACCTTTGCAACATCTGCTGAAAACTGAACACCTGGCATACCTTCTACTCGTTGAACTTCTGAAGCAAGAACCGTTTCCCTTGCTTGAAAAGTTGTAACCAAATCATTCAATAGAACAACGGTTTCTACCTGTCCGCTAGTCTTAACAGCACTAATTGAAGCGGTGGTAGGTGAGAGTTTTGAAGATTCTGTTGGTCTATTTTTAGGTGTGTTTGCCATTTGTTATACCACCGCGATTACTCTGAGATCTTTAACTTTGGGTACAATAGTTCCATTGTTACTATACAAAACAATCTTGATGGCGTATCTAGTAAATGGAATTGCAAATTGCTGTTCTGCTTTACTGTATGCCGTTTTTGGTGCTGATGAACCCGGATAGAAGAACTCAGGAATCGTGAACGAATACTCCGTGAATGTAACTTCATCTGTTGCAATCTGTGTTGCTTGTAGAGGGTTTACATCCATTCTCATCCAGTTCAAATCATCAAATGGAACATCTGAGTCTCCGGTTTGAACTTTTGCCCAAACCTCGATAGCAGTCTTGATCTCGGTGTTCTGTCCACTAGATCCATTTACATATGTGAAGTTTGGAAGGTTTGCGCTCAAGTACACCTTCAAATCGTCACATTCTAAACCTGATAGCAAATCAACTCTGCGAGAAATGTATCTGCTCACGGGATACACTAGATTTCCATTGGAATCCACTTCATCCACATCATATGGAGGCCTGGCTTTATATTCAACTTCCCAATTGTTACTTTCGGGTGTTGGTGATCCAATGATGTTGTCAATGAGAATGGCGCTGAGTCTTTCTGAATCAATGCACGGAGAAAGGTTGGTATCGCTATTGGTGAATTGCAGTTTTAGTCTGCTGTTTTCGTCCAACTGGAATGCAACTGGTCTTGGTGCAAAGTTTTCATTCAGAGGAATATCAAACTCTTGCACAACCCCGTTGCTATCAGTTAGTGCAAGTTTAGCGTTTACTGTGCTGTCGTCAAACTTCAGAAGTTGAGCCACTACTTTCATGGCGTCTACTTCAACTGTATCTTCTCCACTCTCAAATCCATATTGACCTTCTATAGGAGCAAACGAAACTTCAAGAGGATTATCCGAAGTGACAAACTTGCAAGTATTGATAGCAAACATCAAGTCGGTGTTTTGATCTGCAGACCAAGTGCTTGCATTCTGTGACTTGAAGAATACACCGGCGTAAGGTTGTTCGGTAATTCTTGTTCCTTCTGTACCGATTGCAACCTCTCCCATCTCTGCGATATAGCATTCATACTCTGCGCTATTACTCATAACCACAATGGCATATTCGCCAGGAATCAAATACACAGGGGTAGAGAACTTGAATCGTGTGTAGGTTCGATCATCGTCTATTGAAGGAATCTCACCATCTCCCAATCCACTTGCAACATTAACTTGATTGGCGTTTAGAGATACTTCCGCAAAAGGTAGAACCATCGATGAGTGTGGATATCCGTTTACGGTTGGTCTAATCTGTACTCTAATAGGGGGTGCAGACTCTCCACTAGGAGCGTTCTTGATGAACAGATCAACGCTGTGTACCCACACTCCCTTTGGATTTTTTGCCACATCAATCAAGAAAGTCTGAGCAAGCGGATCTCTCCATGTAATACTTGAGGTGGAATCGGTTTGCACTCTAGTAACTACATCACGCACAACACGATCTTCTGTAACTGTCTGGCGAGTAATCACAGGAACGCGAGTAGACACTATGGTGTTTTCTTTAGTCTGCAACATTCCTTGTGCAAAGTAACTTGCATCTGCAGATGTTTTACTTACTGGTAGATCATTTGTTGCACTATCGGTTAGCCTAAACTGACGCTCGCCAGTCTTGAATATACCACCTGGCAAATTGAATATAACCTCTACTTCTCCTGCATTATTGGTCTTGATTGGATTTGATGGAGTTACTGTTTGTCCACCAAACAAGCAATACTGATCTACCGAAGTGTTGTCAAAGAACGCATGAAGAATCGTGTTTGGTTTAAGAGACTTGCCAGTGATGGTGATTTGCTTGGATCGAATGTACGGAACCACACTCACATCCACAATTTTATCCTTAAGTTCTTTAGTGATGCGCTGTGGAGTGATTGCTGTTTTGATGCCTTCGCGGGTTTGTCTACGATCAACCGTTTCGGTTATAAGATTTGTGCGAGTAGTGGTTGTTTGTTGACGGTTACGCATAACGCCAGCCTGCGCTCTGCGTGTATGAGGAGCATCCAAGAACTGATTAGAAGATTTCTCCCCAAGAGACTCGGTAGTACTAGCACGAACACCAGTCCATGCGGTTTCCCAATCGTTCCATTGAGTTCCAAAGGCATTCTTCATACCTTGCCATGCGTCATTTTCGCCTTCCAAATTAATAGTAACTGCAGGCTTTGTATTCGTGTCTATCCATGTGTCACTACTTGGTGTAATGGAAACACTACCCAACCAACTAACAATATCAAATGGGTTGACACTAATTGCTCTGCTTGCTACGGGTTGAAGGATATAGCGATTTGGTTGTACATCATCGTAGTATAGAGTAACAACTCCATCTGGCGAAATCTTGAAATCCGTGTTTGTTGCAGATAGTGGTACTGGTGCAAATTCAATATGACGAGTATTGAATCTTGGGCGCAAGTGTCCTTTATCAAAATCCATGGCGCACGAATAGTATGGACTAAACACATCTCCTACACCGTGTCCTTTGAAGTTGTCAACAAATATCCCGTTCTTGATACGCTCTGCTCCACCCAATGCAGGATCAGGAATAGAAAGTTCTGCTGCTTCTTTTTCTAGTAAAGTAAGGGTAGTGTAGTACTCTACCCGCTCGATGCGCTTTTCTAGTTTCGCAATATCGCTCATGGTAAAGCGTCTATTGTCAATGTAATCTACTAGAACATCTTCAGGACCAAATGTGTACTGAGGAAGAGAAAGCGTATACAGAGACATAGATTCTGGCACATCTTTGGGAGACTCTGGGCGAATCGCAGATTTGCCTGCAATGACCTTGAATTCACGATCCTTCAGCAGAACCAGTTTATCTCTACGAGAAGTGAAGTAATCGTATGTTACTGCAGGTCTAGAACCAGTTGATCCTAATGCGGGAAGAACAGTTTCCGAATCTCCCCTGGCACCGCGAGGAATAAATGCTCCTGTGCTTTCTTGTACCAATGAGTTGTCGCGTAATGGGCAATCTTCATCCAATGCATTTGGACGGTTCGATTCCGTATCTGTAAAAGTAACAGAATCAGATAAAGCGAAAGCAACTCTAGCAGGTGTGGAATTTTCTCTAGATGGTCTATAATCTAAGCAGTTGCGAAGTTCAAAGGTGTATCCGTACACAGGACTTGTGTAAAGCGGAATATCCTCATATCGATTAAAGAACGGATGATGGTCGTTGTGTTCGTATGAGTTAATTGTAAAGGGGCCCGATCCGCTATGCTTCAAGAACTTGAAACGAACAAACAGAGTATAGTCAAGTTCTCCACCTTTATTCTTGAAGATATCAGGATACTGTGTCTTGAGTTTTTGCAAATTGCTCTTGGTGATTATAATCTTGGCATGATCGTAGAAATTATCATTTGTTCCATTCACCAACTCAAAGTATTTGGTAATGTCTCGTTTACCTTCAGGATTTTCTTCTGAGTTTGTTGCATCCCATACAAGAACTTCTTCAACAGATAGCACATCTGAGAATCCAAGACTAGTCACGAATTCATTTGGCAATTCTGAACTCAAGAATGAGTTTGTGTTATTTGCCACACCGTCATCGTCACCGTCCCACGAATTCCAACCATTTTGTCCTTCAGGATTAAAGTTTACTGTCCAAGGATCGTCTGAGTCCGTCCCGTTGAACTGGAATATACCTTCCCAATTTTGAAGAGGAACCATGAAGTATCCGTCTTCATTAAAGTACTTGTTCCATACTTCACCTGTGTACTCTGAAATAACCGTAGCGGTCTTCTTTCTAAAGTTTGTAGTGTTTGCACTACCTGCTGTTTGAGCAGAAACTACAGTTTCCATTTGGAAAGGTTTATTTGTAATACCAAGAGTATCGCCACCTGTAGGCGCGTACACAACATACATCACCGTTTTATCTGTATTTACTATCGCTTTAATCGGAGAGGTTGCATCAGAGATTGCACCAACCGATAGCAGTTGATTGGTGTTTGCATTGAACACCATGATCTTATCTAGATTGTCTGCTTCAAAGTAAGTAGAACTAGTTCCTAACGCCGCATTTACTTTTGCTTGAAAAGCAGAGGTTGCAGCACTACTTGCTTTAAATGTGTACAGCGTATCGCTAGAAGTATTAGCAGTATTTGCAACAATACCAACGCCTGAAGTTTGATTGCTGAGAATCCATATCAAGTTACTTCCGCTTCCGTACTGTCTCCAAACCAAACTGCTATCTGCTTGGAATGTTGGTCCTGCTCCTGTTCCACTAGAGATCAGTTGCTTGCTAAAGGTTTTCTTGCAATCGTACTTGGTCTTAGCAAACTCGGTGATCTGTTTCAGAGAACACAAAGAAGGAAGATCAAAGATAGCAAGATTAGCCTTTGGAGAAAACAGAATAGTGTCATAGTATTGAATTAGAACTGGTTGTCCTGTAGTGGGATCAAGTTGCTCTATTTCGGTAAATGTTGTTCCGCCGAATCCAGACGGACCACCTGTGATCGAAATGTTAAACAACTCCACAGTTCCTGACATTTGATCGCCAGTAACTACAGTATCTTCTACATTTTGGTAGCGGAATCTGATGTGATCAACGTCTGCAAAGTAGTGTCCATCGTTGATTTGAATATCACATAGATGTACATTTACTTTACCTTCATTTGGACTTACTCCACGAATACGAGCAGTACCGACTAGAGTGTTTCCGTTCTCATTGCCAGTAAGAGCATCGGGTGATAGTTGATTCCACAGTTCAACTTTTGGATGTGAACTCCACGCAGGAAGTCTCAAACCTGCAGGAGCAGAAAGACCACCAGTTACAGGTGGTTCACAAATCACATAGTTTCCAAGAAGCAGATTGACTTCTTCTCCAACAACCGCTTCAGACTCTCTTGCTTTTTGGATTGGAATGAACTTGGTATTTTGATTCTCAAATTCATATCCGTAGATGTACGCTTTTCCTGTACCAACACCAACTACTAGTTTGCTCTTTGCATCTTCTATGGCAGATATAACTTCAGAAGATTCGGGATCTTCTGCGGTTGATGCCCATTCAGGATGCAATCTTCCTAGAGTGTATTTTCCGTTGAATCGATCATCAGAATAGGTGCTGACATGGGGGAATGCTGCCAGGTAATCTTGTGGGTCTTCTCCCTGCTGCGATAGAACCTTTCTTGGAACTGCATCGCCCTTTGTATACAGAAGATCAAACACATCTCCTGTTACTGGAATTTCAGACTTCAAGAAAAACTTGCTGTTGGTATTTGGTTTGGTAAAGGACTCAGAAACCATGATATCGCCCTCTAACGGGGTGCCAAATATCATGTATAGTAGAGTTGTGCCGTATCCCTCTGATCTAAAATCTACTTCACCTTGACGAGAAAGGAATGTATCGGCATTTGATATAAGACCTTTCCAGGCCAAGGCATTGTTTCTATATCCGTAGATGCTTATGTTTTCGGGGAATCCGTCTGAAATTTCTGTCGTACCAGTTTCGTTTCTTACTGAAAACGGTGTTGAGTTTGGAGATGCTTCGATTTCTCTAACTGTTTTTCTCAGCACGCACACTTTTTTGTCATTGAAGTATTCTTCGATATCAATTTCAAATGGCTTAACCGTGTACGATCCTGACTCATCGTAAGTTCTACGAGCAAGAGTCTCTTCCAGTTCACTATAGATGGGATACTTTACTGAATAGCGAATGGTTCCGTCTATAACGCGAGTCAACTCAACAAAGTTGCTTGTTTTATACTGATCCGCATCGGCAAGAGTATCTTGATTGGTGAATGCCAACTGATCTAGTATCAAATCAACTTTGTAGCGATCTGCACCGGGTGCTGCATAGTTGTAAGAACCGTATGCAGGATCTAGAAGAGTTCTATCAGTATCTGCATCAATTACTTCTCGCTTAATGGCAAATCCAACTCGGCAGGACGGGAACTGAAACAGTCGGACTCCAACCAAACTACTTTCCATACCTGTAACAAATGTCCAGCCTTCTCCTATACCACCAATCTCAGGAGCATCACCGGGAGCAGTTGTCCATTCGGTTTCTACAGCATCGCTTTCGGTTGGAACCCCAAGTACTGTACTTTGCAGTCTGGCCTTTCGCTTCAGCGCAATAGTCTGAGTAGATGCCATGATGAAAGCGCCGTCGATGTAGTAGATGCCATCTTGATTTGATATTAGGGTTGCTTTCCCGAATGTAGCAATCTTGTCTACGCTTTCATCCGAGTACTTGATCTGGCATCTAATATCTGTTGCAATCTCTTGATTGGTGTCATCCACTACGGTAACTACTGACAATTGTGTGGGCGCGCCGGTTATCTGATCGTATAGGTCTTGTAGAGTTGTGATGTTTTTATTTTCACCAGTAGTTGAATCTACTACCGTTACAGAGTTCTGATACTCCACAAATAAAACATGGTATGGGTCTGGGTCTGTGGGGGCTACTGCTTCGGATACTTCTGCGTGAAGAACCTTCATACGAAGTTGTGGAATGGTAGATCCCACCGGAACAGTATTAACTATAATCTTTCCAACAAACTGAGAAGGAACAACCACCACCTGACCTTGAGTTCCGTCTGATGTGGTTCCTGTGACTGCAGTTTCAATACGGATAAAATTGCAATCAACTGCACCCAATTGACCATCGACAACTGGACTTCCATCCTTAAAGATGTGATTGGCAAATCTGCTGATTTGCTTTTGCAATACCGTTTGCAGTTGAGTTAGTTCGCGGGCCTGAACTGCGTATCCAGGCTTAAAAAGCATCCTGATAAACTTCTTGCTATCCTGATAGTCATCGTAGTAAGGAAAGCCTGCAAATTGTGTTGGTTCAATCTCTGCCATTCTTAGTCCTTTTAGAACCGTAGAATCAACTTGAACTCTTCAAGCCGTTCGGGGTTGCGTGTAATTGCCCTGATATTGTCTATGTATACAATTTCGCCACTATTAATCTGAAGGTCTGGTTCGGTTACATCTGCCCGAGTTATAGAAGGAATGTTGTTTGAAATGGGAATCTCGTCCACGGTCAGTATGAAAACTGGCTGGCCGCTTTCACTTGTTCCAAATCCAAGTAGAATGCCTTCTTTTGTGGTGCTATCAAACAGATCAAATGATCTGTCCCACCCTCTAAGAGAAGTGAGTTCTAAACTAACTGCTTGCTCGGAAACAGATTGGGTAATCGTATAGTCCACCACAGACGCTGAACCTATCTTTCGGTACTCAGCGTTGGTTGTTCCTTCAGTACCTGTGATGAGTTCCAGTATATCAATAGTGCTGTCCAATGAAAGATAAGATACACCGCTGAGATCTGTTATACTTGGATTGTTGTTTAGGACTTTGGCATTTACCTTGTAGGTTTGAGTGTATGATGACCGGGTTATTGTCTCTCGTTGGGGATCCCCGCTAACAATACCGATGTTTGTTTCTCTAACTCCTGTACTACTGATGTTTGTGCCACTCCACACGCCAGAAAACTCATCCACTCCAGACACCTGTACGATTCTTTCGCCTTCCACAAACTCTCCGAGCGCGTTTACAGTTGCTCCGCGAAATCTTCCATTGACATTACTCAATATGAGATATCCGTCTGTTCCATCGGTTCCAACTTCCCAACTGGCAATTTTGCCAGTAGTCAATGAATTTACTCCGATCACAAACTTGCCAACATCGAAAGATTCAGAAGTGTATCCTAGCGTAGTAATGAAGTTGTCTTCTTCTTGAAAATGTGTGTAAGTCGGGCCTACCTCTTCCCCTTGATTATTCAATCCAACGATGGATAGGGTGGAATCGTTCTGAAAAACACTATCTCCTAGTGGTTCGATATACAGGTATCCTGTAGGATTTGGTCCTGTAATTGCTATGCAGCAATTCTCAGAAGACACCGCAACAGGGGGTATCCATCTAACCACTCTACCAGTTGCACCACTAATTGCTTGCTTTACCAGTTGTCCGTGAACATAATTTCCCGTATATGGATCGTATGTGTGTCTTCCTGCAATCCCATCGGTTGCCCAAAACTTGATTTTCACTACGATTGTTCTTGGTTTAGTTATTCTGAGTTTGAATCCTTCTAAGTCTTCGGAGCCTGCATACTGGCCTGCATATGCCCCTCTTCCCAATTTTGGATTTCTGATGATTCCGAACTGTCGGAAATTGTTCATTGCTGGCAAATTACCTGCTATACCTGCTCTGCTAGAAGAAGAAATCATAATCTCAGAAGCACCAAGTTCTGTGATTGCATCGGAACCGTGCCCGCCGCGCGGAGAAATGATTACCCTTGCAGCAGGCGCTCTTACAGAAACTGGTCCTATAACGACAGTTGCATTTGTATAGTTTTTACCTTCTCTTAGAATTTCTATTTGATCTATCTGATAAGTGTTGTTGCAGTCTGTTCCAGTAATTGCTTCCATCTTACAAAGTAATTCACAACCAAATCCATCACCAAATACCTTTGCTGTTGGAACAATATCAAACCCTGTTCTATTTTCTCCTGAAGCAGATACTGGGCGGATAAGCGGTTCTCTGATGGTTAGTCCAAGTAGTCCTGCATATGGGGTGGCGGGTTGTCCCCATTCAGCAAATTGAATTTCGTAAATTTGTCCTGATCCCAAACCACTCTTAAAGTAGATACTGTATCCAACTAATCCACCCTCAGAGTTCAGATTTCCTCCAACCGGAAGTCCTGCAGGAGTAACCCAAACTTTTGTGTCACCTACTCTGGCAGGAATAGCAACCAACTGATTCATGCCAATACTTGTGAGAGGAAATGAATCTCCTAGTGACGTAAGAATCACATGGTTAATTCCTCCATCTATTGCAGTTTTTTGAACAGCAAGTTGAAGTGATCTGACATTGCTAAGACCTCCTGCAAAGTTAAATCCATCTTCGATAAACTCTACTGGAATTCGTGTATCAGTCGCAAACTTGTAGTACATATCGTCAGGAATCTGATACATGAACTTCCATCGGTATCCATCGCTCGTGCAGAAGATACTTGTGCTTGTTGATGTTGGTTGCTCTAATGAAGGGTTTCCTCCTTCGTTAGAGATGCATTTGTACACTTTGTTTTCAGATGTGGTTACATAGAACTGTTTCGGACTATAAGGATTTGCCAAGTCAACTACATCATCGTATTCTGTATAAACCGTTCCGCTTTGCCAAGGATTTCGAGGAATTACTAGACATACATCACTTCTACCAATACGAATGGCTCCAATCATATCAGTCCATATGTCTAGATCACTACGAACACAATCTATGACCAAATCTGGGCGATTTTCGTTACTCCATTGCGAGTTTTTGCCAAAGAACAGGAAGAATCTAGAATTAGAAAAAGAATCAAACTCATCTAGTACAGATTCTGCTAGGCTTGCACGAAACTTGTTGCGTATACGAGTATCAAATGCCATTGGTGTATTACCTCTGCTTATCTAGGTCTAAATCTAGAAACTGAATCGGTGTTATCGTTCTGTCCTTGGTCGGATATCTTGAAATTGGCAGAGTCTTCGAGGCCACCAATTTCCAAAGTTTCATCAATTCTAACACCAAGGCCGGACACTTTTCCTGCAGCATACGATGCTTCTTCAGGAACAAAATCATCGGTTTCAAATCCATCAAACTTAGTAGATCCAGGCACAAACGAGTGGTAGTATCTTCCGTCAATCATGTGGAAAAAGTCGTTCAGTTTGATGTAAGAGAATCTAGTAAAGTCTGTGTTTCCGTCGATACAGATGCACGGAGATATGTTTGTGTATCCTCTACTGTTTGGATGACTGTACACGATCCAGTAATTCTGAGATAGACAGCACCCAGGACCAGTTCCCGTACAAAGTTCCCACGTTTCGTGTTTTGCTTGCAACTCTTCTGTACCTGTACACCCACCTGTTATGTTATTGCTTGTAACTTGATCGTAGTCTTGTGAATTGTGATCAGAGTCTAAGCACCAAATGTTATGTGTGCCTTGTATGAGTCCTTCTGATAAAGGATTTTGACCTGAATCGTGAGGATCAATTCCGTTTTCAACAGCAGTACCTAGTAATGGATTATATCCATACGGATACAAATCAACACCCTGACTGTTGTTTCTAAGATTTTCGTAGGTCTTGAATCGGTATGGTGTGTAGTGCCCGATGATTGGATCTTCAAATGTGAGTACAAAGTTTTTGTCATCAATACGATATCCTGTAGTTCTATACAGATATTGTTGTGCAAAAACAGCCATTCCCGATGGGTGAATCAATTTTCGTATAGTGTTAATCCATCTATCTAATGATTCGTCTGTCTTTACCACATACGAGAAATCCTGATAGAACCTGTTATCTTGTAGTTTCTTTTTAGAAGATAGATGACCATCATCGTTACTATAGAATCCATAGTCTTCTACGACTGCACCAAATACTGGTGTTACCTCAGTACCTCTTCCACCCAGAGAAATGATCTTTGCTTTCCATTCTTCAGGATTGTAATTTACTCCACCGTTTACGACTTTTATTCTCTTAACAGGACCTCTAGTGTCAATCTCTCCAGTTTTGGCAAAATATGGACTTTGAAGATAGTTAATTTCGCTCACAAGCCCAGATCCGCCGCTGCCTTCAGGAAATCCATAGTTGTTCTTTGGGTACAGCACAACTTCATCGCCAATCCTATAAAGTCTCCACGATTGACCAATTTGTACATTTTCTTCTCCTGTATCACAGATATCAAATCCAGTAAGAACAGTATACGCAATTTCAGTTAGACTGGACGCATCCAACGAAGAATTAGTAATCTGTACTGGAGCATTTGGTGTAAACTTTCCAAATGGAGGCGATATGGTATATTCGGTTACTTCGTAACCACCCTGTGCGTACTGGATGATATTCTTTATGTTTGCGTATGCCTTTAATACACCGTAACTATCTCTTTGCGAAATTGTTCCTCCGTTATACTGGAACAATTTTCTACCATTTGTTGATGTGGTTTTGATTGTATAAAGAGTATTCCATTTGCCGTCTGAAAGCCTAAGAATATCAACCTTCGGTGAATACACCTCAGCATATGTGTTGAATAGAATCAAGAAAAGAAATCGATATGCCTTCTCGGTTCCTTTTGCCTTGTAAAACGCTCTGATATGTTTCATCAGTTTACGCTCATCCAAGACTGCACCTGTGGTTTGATCAAATGCCAACTGCTGTGGAAAGTGCTTCAGATACTCTTCTCTAAACAGACTGACAAACGAATCCAAACTGTTGTCGATGTCTCTCTGATCTAGCAATGTCAGCGGAGAAAGTCTTCTTCCTTCTTCGTTGGTTTGCAACCACTCGAAATATGCTTCCATGAATGCAACAAACATTGGGTGATCTGCAGAGACAAACTCTGGAACTTGCCCAGCAACAAAGTGTTGTAGTTTGTTGTCGTATCCTTGCATCAATTACCTCAACACTTGGGATAACCTTTTGGAGTCGGAGAAGACTCTTTTGGTTTTGCGGCATTATTGGCATTACTTGTTTGTGTGTTTGTTGGTGTGGTAGTTGTAGATTGTTGTGTGGTCGGTGATTGAAACTTTGGTTGATTTCTTGCTGAACTTGGTGAGTTCAGTCTACCCTCTGTGGAAAGTCTCACATCGATAAAGTTTGATGTTGGATCTGTATTGTCCATCACCAACAACTGATTTTTGTCTGCAACAATTTCCGCAAAGTTGCTTGGTTGCGCGCCAATTTTTAGAAAAGGATTGATGCCCGAAAGTCCTGCAACATTTAGCGCAGGAAGATCGACTTGTCCTGATTCGTAGTTTATGGTGCCTGCTTTAGATTTCAGTACTCGGAAAGATTTCTCAGGCAATGATGTTGGGTTGGTAGAAATCGTAGAAGTTGGTGACGCAAGAGTTATTGGTGTAGTAATTCCTGATGCAGAACCTCCTGCCCCTGATGCAGATGCGCCCGGTACAGGCTCGTAAGTCACCACATTGATCTGTCCGTTTCCATCATCTCGCAGATACGCAACAGAGTACGGAGATGAGAAAGATGCCTTTGTGGCATCAAAATGCAAGAATCCGTTTGAAATTATGGTTTCGGGTTCTATAGGATTTGAGAAGTCTGTGGTATAGTTTGCGGCAACACCGTAGTTTGGAGAGATGCGCTTCTCTAGAGAGATTACAGTTCCGCTTGCTTCTATACTAGTATCCGATGAGTCAATATTAGAAGAAAGTCTAGATGCTAGTAGGTTTCCACCAAATTTGCCAAGATTGCCGTTCACATACGAGTTCAGAGCATTCTTTACCACTTGCTTCACTTCGTTTGGAGTCTTGGTGGTTTTTGATGGATTCATCTTGATGGTGGTTTCAAATTTCAGATAGGTGTAATCAGGATCTACAATTTCGGGTGTTACTCCAACGATATTGAACTTCTTTAAGATACCTGTCTTGATTGCTTCTTTTTCTTGATTGGTGAGACTTATTCCCCGTGATGGTTTGATAGACACAAATACTTTTCCATACACAGGTGGAGTATTGTCTTCTCCACCCCACACATAGATGCTATCCGCAAATGGATAATCTCTAGCAAGCATGAAACTGTAGTCTTCCACAGTAACTGCGCGATCTTGTGCCTGGAATCCTCTAGGAGCATAGTACTTGATGGAATCGATTCCTTCGCGCTCAGATCCTCCCAACGCCGGATCAATAGTGACTACATCGGGATCAGCAAAATCGCTAGCCTCTAAACTAAAGGATTGCACCGATTCGGTATCAGTCGCGCCTATGCCATTTGCCTCTGTTGGATCAGCAGAAGTAATCAAGTATTCCAGTACAACAATGTTTCCATTCTGCAATCCCTTGCCTGCAATATCGTCCCCAAAGTATACTTCGTACTTGGTGTTTTCTGTTTCTTGTACAAAGTAAACCTTGCTAGTAGGACTCAGTTGTAAGGGATCAGAAACAAGAGTCCAGTACTCATCGTATCCCGATATGTTCGTTACCGAAGCCTGTACTCTTACTTTGAGTGTGCTTAGGTCAATGTTTGATTCGGGAATGACAAATCGTTGGGATGGAGAATTTGTTCTGTCTACCACAAAGGTAGATACTGCCGGTCTACCTTCCACTATAGTTACTTCGGGTATCCAGTACTCCTGAACAATTCCATTCTCGTCATATGACTTGGGTTCAAACTTGTAAGTGTCGGTAGTTCTGAAAGAGAAACTAACTCCACCTCCAGTTGCCAAGAATGTACTGTATCTTGGTAAAAACTCACTAGCAATTCCACCATCACCGTCCGCGGCCACGGTTACAGAAACTTGCGCTCTAGCGCCTTTGTTTGATGTGGGTGTGTATCCTAATAGTTTTGAATGCGAAACTACAGAGTCGCGCACGGTTGCAGTATCCAAGAACATTTCATTGGCAACCATGTTGCTGTAGTAGTTGATGTAGTGAGTATTATACGCAAGCAAATCCAACAAGATACTCAACCCCGATCCGTCAAAGTTATAGTCTTTGAACTTGTCCTGAGAACTCAGGAATCGCTTCAGATTGTTTTTGATCTCGTAGAACTCTAGTCCGTCTACTGCGATCTTGTTGTTTGCATCTGCCATTAGCGAAGCCTCTCTAGGTAAAACTGCGTTTCAGATACCTTTGATGTGTTTCTGATCTGAAATCGAATGGTTACTGTAAACCTGTTACGGTCGGGATCACCTTCAACAATCACATCTTGAAGCACTACACGAGGTTCGTATGACAATATGGCATCACGAATACCCTTTTCCAACCGAATCACCGTTAGATCTGTGAACGGTTCAAACAACATAGCAGTAACATTACCTTTTAGTTCAGGCAAAAAGGGTCGTTCATATGTATTCGTCAGGATGATATTCTTAAGAGATCGCTTGATTGCACTTTCATCCTGTAGAACATTTATATCCCGTGTCACGGGATTTTTGACAAAGTTCAAATCAATATCTGTGAACTTGTTTTGCGGGATGCTTGCCATGTATTCTCCTATTCATGTATGTATTAGCCAGAACACATATCACCCAAACCAAGGTTTCGCATTATTACGGCGACGGTAGAGGTTCCAGGCCTCCTCCATCTTGAATTCCACCATCGCCCAATGGAAAAGAACTCGGAGTTGGAGTTGGGGTTGGTGGAGAGTACCATTCTGAATCGGAAGGTACTATTCCATCCTCTCCACCTTCTTCGTCTTCGTTAAAGTATCCACCGTCTAGGAACTCAGGAGTGGGGGTGGGGGCAACTAGCGTTAAGTTTCTTAGTCTTTCTTGTTCGTATCCAAGAGACATAGTTCTTGCATCAAGTTGCGATAATTTGGCCTGAATCATAGCAGCAGTAGCAGCGTCTATGGGCGGAGGAGTTGGAGTTGGAGTTCCTGTTACTATTCCTTGCAGAACCAATTCGTCGGGAACTGGTTCAAAGAACACTTCTTTTTCTTTGGTTTGGGAGTCATATGCCCTTTGTTTGCCAGATTCTGTCTGTGCAGCAGACGCTACTTCTGCTGCTCTCTGTTCTTTGTCTCGCTCAACATCAATTGCAGTAATTGCATCTCGTAAGTTATCACTACCTGTAAACTCTTCAAGCATTGCTCGCATAATACAATTTCCTCTACCATCACCGTTTACCATTGCTGCTAATGCCTGCCCGAGAGTGAACTTCTGAATATACGCTTCAGCCAAAGAAAACTGAGACAAATCAAGAGATACGATGTAGTTTAAATACTCAAAGAAACCAGCCAGTTCAGACAGCATCTGATCTAAATTGTCAAAAAACTCATCTATACTTAATCCACCTAGTAGAGCAGCAATATCATCGAGTGTAAACGGAAGAGATCCCGCAATTAGATCTAAAATGCTACGCAAAATCTGTCCAACAGAGTCTCGGTTGCACAGCAGATTTTTCATCTGATCAACGATAATAGGTCCTTGAATGCTAGAGTTGAAGAATCCTGTAAAGTTGTCTTGGTCTGTGCCTTCCATTTGTTGTTTGGAAGAATCGTATGCACTTGCTATGCCCATCGTTCTTTGAAATGTTACAGGATCTCCTACACCACTTTGATCATCTGTGTGTGATTTGAAAGCACTCATTTGAATTTGTTGGTTTGTAAGATTATCTGTGAAGGTTGGCTGAGAACCAAAAGAACTTTCTGCTCCGTACTGTAGAGTTCTTAGTTTACTGAGAAGATCGCCACCACCTACACCTGTTATTCTGTTATAGAAATTCTGTTGATCCGGGGTAACATCTGCAGATCCCGAAGTACCATCGTATGCCCACGGTGGTATAGCACTCACTAAAGTCTTTAAGTCTTCAGAGCAAAGCAACCATTGTAAAACTCCTAATGCAGAAGCATTTTGAAATATCTGTCCCTTCATTATCTTGTCGATTAGGGACTTAACTGAATTAGAAAGCCTATCGGCATTGGGTAGGCATTTACCTACTGCTCGTTTGGTTATTTCTTTGGTTCTTTCAATTCCCTCTGCCATGTATTATCCTGCAAATACATTTCCACTACCTGTTTTGTTGCTAGACCCACACGATACTGAGTCTCCAACGCGAGCCATAGGTAATTTGTTTACGAACACAGTAGGAGAACCAGTTGCCTGAACTCCACCGTGGCATCCACCACAGCAATGTTTTTTCCACGGATCACCTACCCGATGCACTCCTAGACTGTTAACAAAGACATTACTTGAAGCACCTGCATTTGGTCTAGAACCATAGCATCCGTGTCCTGTGCATAAATCCCCGAGTCTGTGTACTGGCATTCCCATGTTAGTTTAGTTGGATGGTTGCACCGCGAATGATAGTGTCGGCTTTGCTTACGAAACGATGATACTGACCAGACTTTAACGCGGTGTAAAGTCCGGTTGTCATGTCTCTGAATCCCCCGCAGGACTCTAGAATGTTTTTGGTCGCTTCCAATATGTAAGTCTTGTTGGTCTTGATGTGGGTGTCTCCGCCAGAATGCGAGAATCGTTTCTTACCGATTCGCTCAGTCATGTTTCCCGTGACATCTAGCGTATAGTTTCCGTTCACATATGCGTTGTAGTCTCCATCGTGCAAGGTCAGGTTCACGCTACCTTGCATAACTTCCACATTTACATTTGCTCCCTGACCAACCTGCACATCGAAGTTTCTGCCAGATTCTTGATCTGTGTTTTGTAGAATGCGAAGTGCCTTGTCAATGGTGACATATGTGTTGCCATCAATCTGTACATGATTGTCTTTCAGAATCACCGTGTAGTTGTCGCGGACAATGCGTTCAACTTTGCTTCCATCAGGAAACACCTCGTAGTGAGTTCCACTTCTGTGATACTCTGAAATTCTCTCTGCCCCCGGTGTATCATCGCATTCCCATGTATGCCCTGACTCTGACTCGCGTACATGGTTGTACGGATACTGTGCAGCGTAATCACTCTTGCGTTCGTCCCAAGCAGGACCGTCAGGACTTTTGGTTCTTACTGATCCACCTACAGCAGGATCAGCCGCTGTAACACTCTTTCTGCGAGTTGGCTGTAATGCAGTAGGAATCTTTTCTTTGGCAGTTCTTCGCTTTAGACCGATGATGGTTTCGTCTGTTTTGCATCCTCTCGCCAGTCTGTTGGTGTCTTGCTCGTTTAACCGTGATTGGTGAGGCCCGCTTCCAATGTGTTTTGGATAGGTTTTCCCCTCAGTCATGTTTTCTAGAATTGCACCACTACCGTTCACCGGATACTGTTGAATTCTGAACTCGTCTTTAGGAATGAACTGTAACTCTTTGCTTGTACGCGGATCGTTAAATCCCTTTTGCTTGTTCGCTTTCTCTTCGGGAATACCACCTATACTTCCGAAGATCACGGGTTCCTGAGCATTTGCTCCATCTCGAAAGAATCCAACTACCCATGATCCTGGCACCAATCCAGTTGGAGACTGTCCTATACCGCTGATTGCTGCACTAGTAATTGGTTGAATCGGATAGGCCCATGGCAGTTTATCGGTGGGAATGTCTTTCTTGTCGCTTGTGTGAAACCCTAGAATACGGACTCTGCACCGACCAAGTTGTAGTGGATCGAGGTTGTCTTCAACAACCCCCTGCCACCAAATGAAAGAGTGTCCAACAAAGTCGCGGTGCAGAATATCCATTACGGTTTACTCCTAGACTGTCCGCGCTTGATGTAACTCATCTCCCCCGTTTGTGGATTGTGTACAATGATATGCCTACCTGGCGTCTTGTATGAGTAATCTCTGATGGCGTTTCCGGTGGGGGTTTCCAAGTCCACAAATCGTTTCCATCTTGCTTGCGGGGTCTTTGCTCCGCGAATGCATTTGTGGAAAGTGTCTGTGTCTACATCAAACACTTTGCACCCTGCAAAGGTTCCTTGAACTACAGGGGGGCCTTCTGGCTGCACACCTTGTATATTGCCTGCACCGAGACTGTTGATTGGGGTTTCTTCGCTCATGGTTTCTCCTGCCTGATTATGTAGATCGTGATGATCTAAGAATATCCACTATTTCCCTATTGAGCGGTATTTGTATCAAGTCCGCTTCCGGTATTTGCCTCGGAAGTGTACCAATATGTACCATGAATGTTTTGATCTCAGGGTGTAACTCGGGTTCCACTTTGAAAAACAGGAGCCGTGCGGCTCCCGTTATACCAAAAACATTGCTTAGTACAATGAAATGATTCGTTAGTAGTTGATCTCGAATCTCTCCAGTTTTCTTGTAGCGTCTAAGTAGTCGCTTGATGTATTTGATTCGGCTCAGGTCTTCTACAAACTCACGCATACCAATACACGATGGGTTCGTATAGGTGCCCATCGCGTACTGCATGAAATTTGAATCCGTTAGTATAGCAACTTCCATATCGAAAACGCATGGCATTATACACCCTTGCGTACTTGTCTTTCAAAGTTCAGCAAGTCTTGGTTACTATACACCGTTCCTGCTTTTTGACCAACAGCAAACGCTGTAGACTTCAGAATAGAAATTGCTTCATCTGAAGTTTTAGCAGAAGCGATCTGAGTTCTCGCGGGTTCTATTGCTGCTTGTAATTCCACAGGAAGTGGATTTGGTTCATTGGCGTGCATCTGTTTCAAGATGCCTGCAATGTCCTTTGTAAAGTCGTCTTGGTTTGAAAATGGTGTAGGGTTCATGCTGTCCTTTCTTACGGTGCAGGTCCACTCAGTAACAATGCTGAAATTTCTGTTGGTAATCCACTCTGTATGATCGAATAGTTCTTGCACAGATTTTGCTGTGCTTCTTTCCAATCTGATTCTTTGCCTGTGTTTGCCGCAGTAATGAATAGGTTTGCAAACTCAAGATATGCCGTATTGAACTTAAGCATATGACTGTCTGCAATTGCTTCTTCTGCTTCGCTCTTCCCAAATGTCAGATTTTTTACCATAGGATCCACATACTTCTTGGATCGTAAAAGCCTCATGGGAAGTTCACGCTTGCTGCACGGTATGGATGCAATGTACTTCATGCTTGGAACCACACCAGTAGCAACGATTTCTTTTAGAGATTGTAGTTGCAGCATCCATGGCTTTAGTAGAGAAGATTCTTCTAGACCGGTTTCTGTGTCATCGGTGGCGCGAATTCTTCTACGGGAATTTGTCGAGATGTATTGCTTGGTTGCAAAATCTCTGAGATACGGTTTTAGTGTAGACCATGCCATCGGATACATCCTCAGCATGGTTTCTATGGTTCCGTATCCACCTTCTGTACTGTTGCCTTGACTATCAGTTTCCACCGCAAAGAAGATACCGTCTTGCTCATCTAGCCAGAACTTTATATTTGCTCCGCTTGCATACGCTACTTCCCCCACTTCAATGAGATTATCGGGAGACAAATCTGCAATCTCTTCTAGAGACTCTTTCATGTTCGCGCCCATAGCGCGACGAAGTTGTTTGAATAGAGATTCTGCATCTGACTTGGAGACTCCACTAGGAATGCCTCCCATGAATGCTTTCAGATTATCTTCAGCGGCGGCCGCGCGCATCTTGCTTGCAGACATTCCAACTACTCCTTCTGCGTCGGGGTCGCGCTCGCCTGCGCTAACCACTTCAAACTTAAACTTATATCGCTTGTTAGGATCTTTGTGAGTCAGATACGGCTTGATTGCGTTTTTCATTTCTTCTACACGATCACCACCAACAACCATGATTACTTTCTTGACTCCAGCCGAATCAAACTTCGTCAACACATCAAACATTGTCTTTGCAGACGAGTCGTCCACAATCTTTACAGAGTCACCAAAGAACTTGCGTAACCACTTAATCTTAGCACTAGGTGGTAGTGGATTTTTCTTTGGATCGTTGGTTCGTGACGGATACAAAAACGCTTGCGCTCCTGCTTCACTTGCAGCATCTGCTAAAGCGTCTACTAGTTTCTGATGCCCAGAGGTAGGGGGTTGAAAACGACCGAAAGTGAATGCTACAGTCTTACCGCTCAAGTCTTCCTTGAGTGCATCCTGATCGCTCTTTGCCTTCCAATCGCTGTACTTCATGGCTGGATCACCTCCTACCCCCTTACCTCATAGGGCAGATATCAGATCACTTGTTCCACGGCAACTTCTTCGATACCCAGTCCCAAAGTGGCTTACCGATGAATGCTCCGGCGACAAATACCACTACGGTGTAAAAGAATGTACCCAATGCGTTGTGAATAACTTCCATGTGCTAATTCTCCTTTCTAAGAGTATACTATCTATGCCCAATTCTTTATCGCTGTGAAGTTCTGACGAGAGAACTCCAAGCGGTCTACCAGTTTGTAGACTCCCTTTGCAGCAACCGCTACAAATCCTTCAGGATTGGCAACCTTGAATCCGCTATCTGTGGGATAGAACGCACCAATTGTTTTGACTTGGTTCATCTTTCCCACAATGATGTTCTTGGCAGATGCGATCCGTTTGTGTAGATCAAATGCCTTTTTCAATCCACTTGAGTAGTCTCTCATGCGCTGTATAAGTGCTTGATCTGGCTTTGGTTGTGCCGCAGCGAACTGAATCAAACCAGGCACAGATCCTTTGTCCACACCTGTACGGATGCTGCTGTTGAAGTATCTCGTAAGTGTTTCTTTCATGGAGGCGTCGGTTTGTAAGTGTTTTAGAGCATCCGTAACTGTTTTATCGGCCTTGAATGCCTGTATATCTGCCAGTAGTTTTTCCAGTTGCTTGGACTCTGCTGCAGTAAGTGTGGCTACACCTGTGGCATCCGAGAAAGATGCGTCTTCTATCCAGGCCTTTGTGTTGTTCTTGAGCGCAGACACATTAGGATTGAAAGACGCAGAAAGAGACTTTAGATCAGGGCCCTTGTACTGTGTGTGAAACACTATACCGATCTGAGACTTAGCGATCCGTTTACCAAGATCACTCTTGGTTGGAACTGCATACATGATGGTATTTGGCTGAAAGGTATAGAGGGTTTCGCCGTCTATGGTTTGCGTTTTGATATCGCCAGGAGTGAACATCAAATCGCCCTGCAATATACCGCTAATTCCTGCATCTTTTAGAGCATCAAATGCGGCGTGCAGTTTCGCTGCAACGCCAGATCCTCCGTGATTGGCGTCGATATCGCTATGAGAGTAGTTCACCTTTGGTGTTTTGTTGAACAAACTCTTGGTAGCAACAAAGAACTGCTTGGTTTGTGGATCTTGTCCACAGATCACAGCAGGGGCACCATCCCACTTAACAGAAACAAATGCTGCACCTTTTCCACCACCTGCTAGTGTTTTGGTGACATCTTTAATCACCGATACTGCCATATCAATACCCTTGACTCCACTCAGAAAGATAGCGTCTTCCAAGTGTTCCAAGTGTGTATTTTTGCTTTCAGAGATGAACGATAAGAATGACTTCATAGTGGAACTTCTGCACGGGTCATTGCAAGAATTTTGGTGATCTGCTCTTGAATCTTACTGTCTCTGTTTGGCCAGTAGATATACTCTTTCTCTGGATTTTTCTTGAGATTATACAGCAAAGGCATCACCAGTTGCTCTATAGAGTTCATCTTGGTTTTGTAACTCGCTGTCAACTGGGTCTTGCGTTCCTCCACCTCATCAATTACTGCGCGAATATCAGCAGACTGGCCACTCAAAGCGACGTACAGTTCTTCTGTTTGCAACTGAAGCATTTCGTCCAGTTTACGTTCTAGCCTTTCGATATCGGTTACCGCTGCGGGAAATCCGTCGCCTTCTTCTCCGCTCAGTCTGTCGATAATAACACGAAGATTTGCTTCAATACCGTCTAATCTGTCTAGGGTATCGTTAGTTGCAGGCGTTTGATCTACAACCGGCTGGGTGGTGGTTTGCTGAGTTGCTGCTTGAGATGCATTATAGGTTTCTGCATCAACTGCTGTAAATCCAAAATCGTTTAGTGCTGCGTAATCTTCAGGATTGCTAGGTGATGTGGGCATTATAGTTTCCTTTTTAGCGTAGTAAACAGGTATCTAGCAAGTTCGTGTGACGCTTCAATATCACTACGATAATTCAGCGCAGATGCCATGAGAGCAGCGTCAGTTTCCTCCGATAACCGATACAGCGCATTCTCAAGTTTGATAAATCGTTCTCCCAAATACAATGCCAGAAATGCAACCTGTGTACTGCGAGTGCTTGGATACGATGGAGTTACATCCTGATCCTTGTATGTATCTGGCAGAGATATACCGTAGTGGTCTGCCAGAACTCGTGGACGAACTCTACCGTATTGATACTGTAGTGCGAGACACGCGGTACGAACATCGTGAAGCATCGTGCCTATGCGCTTCCTAGACGGGTCAGGGAGGTGCGTATCATGCTCTTCCAATACAGATCGAACAAGACCAATAATGGGAACCTCTATTAGCCCAGAGTTGATTCTAGACTTTGAGAGTTTAGCCAGTTCTTCTAGTTCGTATTTGGTACGCTTGCTGCTGTTGCTTGGTGGGGTATCCACAAACAGATCAGTTACATCAATATCAAACTTCGAGATACCTTCCTGCAAACGCCTAACTACTGGCTTTGGAGTAGAACCAAAGCGCAGGGAATCCAAGTCTTGCGAGACTGTAAAATGGTGTTTGAATGATCGCATAGTTCGCTATTATGTAGCGAACTGCGTACTGCTAAAATGCAGGCCAGGGGAATCGAACCCCTACTTGACAGATTTTAAGTCTGCTGCCTCTGCCGTTGGGCTACGCCTGCGAAGATCGCGGTGGGAGTCGAACCCACGAATCACGGATTTGCAATCCGTTCTCTTAGCCACTTGAGTACACGACCGTAATAGCGAAGGTGGGACTTGAACCCACACTAAGCGGATTTTGAATCCGCCGCCTCTGCCATTGGGCTACTTCGCCGTGAAGCGGATGGTGAGGGATTTGAACCCCCGTTGGAGTTTAACTCCAAAGTAGTTTTCAAGACTACCGCATTCAGCCGCTCTGCCAACCATCCGAATCTGATTCACCGTAACCAGTTTTGTACGGTACTAGTCCGTATTTGTTTTCTATCTGGGCAATCAACATTTCAAACGATTCTATCGTTTCACATACCAACTCTACTTCACAGAATACAATCATGTAATCTTCTTCGTTGAGATGTTTTATGTCTACTTTTACATCGCTTTCTAATCGCTTAATCTTACAGTCATCGTAAGATAGAGCAATATCTTCTATCAAGAAACCATCTACCCTATCAGCGTCTTCTTCAAAGAAGTATTTGATACTGTAAGCCATGATGCTCTCCAATGAGCCTGAGGGGAATCGAACCCCTGTTCAGAGATTGAAAGTCTCTTGTCCTAGCCGCTAGACGACAGGCCCGTATTTCACGAATGCAGTAACTGGTACTTATCTAGATAGGTTTGCAGAGCGAGTTCTTTTGCTTTCGCTTCAATCATAACATCGTAATCGCGCGAATGCAAATCGTTTGGGATCGGATTGTAAATAAAGTCTGAGTGTGCTTGTGGCTTTTTACCTTGCGCTGATTCTGAGTAGTGAATCTTTGGCACTTGATTACTAGGCCATGTTTCAAACGCCATGTCTGCTGCGTCGTGCAGAGACTCGCGGTTGCAGAACTTGTGGTGGTGAACATCCAACACTAAGCGCACACGCTCTCCGATACCGTACTCTACAAGATCGCTGATGCTCCACATGGAGGCCTTGTCATCATTTTCGATGGTGATATGAGCGCGTTCCCACTCCGTGAGTAGTGCTAGATTGTCGAGAAAACGCTTTGCAGTATCGCGCTTGTTTCCTCCGTATGTACCACCCATATGGAAATTGATTACAAAGTCATCATTGGGGCAGCACAGCATCTTACCAAGCATGGCGTGCATTCGCAGACACATCACAGATTTTGTAACAATGGTTTGGTTTGGACTAGCAAGACAGGTGTACGGACCTGGATGACAAGAAAGACGAATTCCATTTTCTGCTGCACATCGACCCGCTTCAAGAATGTTGGAAGAAATCTGCGGCCAGTCTTTCAGGTCTTCCAGTTTGTACTGGTACTTGGGATGATCCATGAACGGAAACAAACCACTACCGACACGGAACATTCTGATATTCCGATTTGCATTCCATTCCATGATGGTGATGAGGTCTGCGGAGTTCTTTAGTGCAAGATCGTTTACACGCTCAAGCGTGAACCGCGCCTCCCGCAAGGTGCGGTCGGTCAAAATCTTGGCACCGAGAGTCATGTTTTTACAAGCGTAACCGAGGTGTCGGATCATGTGATAAGTTTACCACCGATCCTTATAGATGCAAGCCAGTTTCAGTATTTGCAGTCAGGATCGTCTTTGCCGCCTGGACAACCCTTTGTACTGCCACCTTTACCCGCCCACAAGTCTTTGCACGCCCAGTACTGGGCGCTCAGTTTATCCTTAGCCTGATCGCAGTTGTGTCGCGCACGGAACGAGGATCTAGCCTTTGCGCTGTAGTTGTGACCGTATCCATCTGCCCCGTAATGCACGATCTTCTCTTGTCCATCTTGGCAGGCCTTGACCATGCGCTTCTTGCCTGGACGGGTGCTTGGGCGTGGTTTATTGCAAGGCATACTTTCCTTGTCTGCAACTTCCGCAACAAACCCGGAGAATCGCTTGCCTTGGAAAGCATCGGTAGATTCGTTCCATTTATCTCCAACCTTTTGACTTGGAGAGTTACCAACAAATACCCCATTCTCCCGACTAAGACCACCGTATTCTTTGGCAGCCTTTACCATTCCCTTCTTAGAGCCTTTAGCAATAATCTTTCCTTTCACAACCAATGCGTACATTTGTGTTCCAGTTGCTTCT